CTTCAAGCGACAAAGGATTATAGCGAAGATCGACGCGTCCTGTATTGGCGTCAACCAGCTGATTGCGCTTCATCTCCGTTTTGACTTTCTCCATATATTGGGCCACATCCTGGGGAGGAATGTTTCCAACATCGATCTGAAATATTCGTCGCTCCGGAGCGCGGACAACGCGGTATGCAATCATCGCATCTTCCAACAAGCACAACTGGCGCCAAATGCGGCGAGCAGGATCCAACACTGAGGTGCCATAGGGCGCGTGTCGATCGTTGCCTAGAATTCTAAAGTGGGCGACCTGCCAATTCTCAAACGTCATTCCTGCGCCGTTCCACTGATACTGTATATAATTTGGATTTGTGGGATCTTGCCCTTCTAGCCTCTCCACCTCATTGTTGGGCATACCAATAACCGAGGTGACACCCAGTTGGTCATCAACATCTAGATAGAGAAAGAAGTCTCCATACTTACACATGGAGCGCGCCCAACCGAATGCATTAAACTCTATGTTCAACACATCATAATATAAAGAATGAAGGATTGTTTTAATTTCAAGATTGGTGCACTTAACATTCAACAAGGGCTCAAACGAATTTGAAGTTGTCATCTCATCCGCATAAATATCTATTGCAGACGCAATCTCAGGCATGTACTCCATCTGTTCAAAATCAATATATCGTTCTGCTCGATTCTGGCTGCGAAACGCGGCAGAGGTCAACATGTTGAAACTCTGTCCCATGTTGTTATCGGCGCGCTTGAACTCCTGTCCGCTCATTGAACGGAATCGGAACCGATATTTATCTAGATTGCTGCGGCGATCCTGACGGACATTCTGCTGTTGATAGTTGACCAGCGGTCCGGACAACAATCGCGTCAACCTCTTAAACAGAGGTGACGCCGGGTTTCTCAAGTTCCTATCGTTTCTAGCCATTTCTTATCCCTTTATCAAAGCAATATATCGCTCGTTAAATGCCGCACCTTCGCTGGCGCGCTTGTTTTCTTTTGTCATTTTGTGTCCCTGCATCCCCGGGATGGTGGTTGAAATATTTGTTCGAGACGTAGAGATTGACGACAGCATTTGCTTATCGAGTTCTACATTTTTTTGACTTTCAACAATCACTGTATCTCTTACCCAGCAGCCAATTGCAAACGACATTACTAAATCATCGTTATAACTACGCATTGCCTGCGGCCGTCCTGCCTTCCAAATAAATGTTTTCATTTCTGATAATAACCGCGTTGAGTTAATCTTAATTAGTTTGTTTCTCATAAACTCTTCCATCTTCGCCACAATCAATGGTCGCGTTTTCGAAGATGTAGTAAAGCCCGGCACAACATTCGATTGCCACTGTGCGGCCACCGGGTCGACATATTGATGATCGCCTTTTCGTGAATGATATAGGTTATGATACCCCTTATCCAACAGTTTTTTAAGTACCGCATAACCTATGTTGTTGTTTTCTATAACCAACATGGGATTACCATATTCAGATGCAACTCCATATAAAATGTCAGCAAAATCATCCGGAGTGGGCTTGCCTACATATTCCGCTATGACTTCCATGGATTCTAGTTCCATTATGTGAAAGGCGCTATTATCTTTGCCGTCGCCGCGGGCTACGTCTGCTACTATAAGATATGGCTTTGATGGATCATACTTCTTCCAAATCCAATAGTTGCGATCAAACCCCGTGCGGTATTCGGGGCCCACCACTTTCTCCAGATACCACTGGATATCATCTGGGTGGATGACTGTCTCGCCCGAAACGTTGAAGTTGCACTCAAGCTCCTGTGCAATCTGTCGTTTGGACATGTTTTTGGTTTCTTTGTCGAACCAAGTTTTGCCACGATCCGGGTGTACATCCCACAAGAGCTTGGTCATATTGAAGGCGTTGGTGCCGGCTTCGGCCTCGACGCAGTTCTGATGGAACCAATTGCCGACACCATTAGGGGTTGAAAGAGCTATGCAACGACCGCCAGTGGAGAGAGTGGGATAAAGCGCGGTCCACAGTTCATCGAGCTTTTCAACGTGGGCGGCCTCATCAATTACCAACAGAGATAAGGCTTCTGAACGACCTGCGTCTCCAGACGTGGAGGAGCCTTTAATCTGAGATCCGTTCTTTAGCTCAAAAGAGGTGCGATTATCAATCTCAATATCGCTAATCCGCATCCAATCCGGAAGATTCTTGATAATAGCTTTTACTTTTTTAACCAGGTTGGTGGCTGTTTGAAGCTTCGTGGCAACAACCAGGATGTTCTTGTCGCGATGAAAGAGCATCAGCCACGCAATATAGGCGGCAGAGATAGTAGATATCCCCAACTGGCGCGCCTTGAGAATTATATTGAAACGGTAATCATTAAAATCTCTCAGCAGTTCTTGCTGATAGTCGTAAGCTTTGAACGGGATTAATCCTTTTTGGGGATGGGAAATTCGACAATAATTTATTGTAAAATAGACCGGGTCTTTCCCGGCTTTAACGATCTCTTTTAATATCTCTTGCTTTGTTAGCGCATTCCCCATAACATCTGCTACTTACCTTTGGGTCGAGTATCGTTCTTGGGACGCTTGTTCTTGGGACCTTGGGCTAACCAATCCCTCACAGCCATATCTAAGTCCCTCTCCTTCGCGTCCTTCTGAAGATCGTCGACAGCCTTAAGCCCCCCAATACGATAGTCGCAGTGTGCCTGGACGTCCGTTCGGTAATTGGACATGCGCTGCACCAAGATGTGATGCTCGCCTTCGAGAGTTAATGTAAGGGTCTCTCCCGTGATGGCTTTGTATTCTTTCTTAAGAAACTTAATAATTTCCTTTAGCTGGCTAACAATTGTGTCCTCAAAGTCATTCTTCTTTACATCTTTGATGAGAATTTCTGACTGATACGTAAGTCGCATGAGGGGTCCCATGAACTTGACCTGAAAGCCGTCCATGACGCGGCGGTCATTAATGAAGTGACCCTCTTCGCGCTTGAGTCCTGCAGTACGGGCTTTGCCGTCCGCTGCCAAGTCCGCCGAATGAGCGCCATCCCAAGCGCCGTTTGCGGCTGCCTGATTGATTCCTTGAATTATTTCATATACTGTAGCCATGTTATTGTTCCTTATTAGGTCTCCATCCGGATTTCCATTTTTCTTCTTTTCCTTCGACCCATCGTATATAGCACTTGAAGCAGGCTTCAAACTTATTCATATACAGATCGTCTTGGGAACGAAAAGAATATTTACGACAAACAGGACAAGTCCTATTATGGTCTCTAGTAAGTAGTTTTTTATTTATTAAAAATCCGTCTTCTTCTACTTTGTCCTGGGTCTCGGATAATTTGGCGAACTTCTGTCGCTCTTCTAGAGACTGTTGAATGTATTCTTTTTCTTTATCCTCGTTCCAAAAACGGCGAGGATTGTGGGTCGCCTCTTCGCCATACTTCTGTGCGATGGCTTTCTCTAGTTTGGGAATGTAGTTGGGATCTTTCTCTGTCATATTCTATCCACAATGGTAAGTGCAGGCGCTCAAATAGGCTTTGTAAGATTGTTCATTATGTGTCACGCTTCCCGTAACCGTCGTCCAATCAATTTCTTCGGTGCACTTGGCAACCGTGCTGCTTCGTAATATATCGTCATCTTGTTTCATGCCATATCCCGGGATTTCAGATGAAACTATGTAATCTCCATTTTGGACTTCTCCATTCCGGTCGGTGACTAAAATCAGCCCTTCTCCAATTGAGTTAACCGCAATGTGCATCTCATTGGCTTGAAGTCCTCCGACAGTTACATACCCCTCATACGAAGAAGAGAGACTAGAAACAACCCCATACACAGTTTTAGATTTTTCCGCCGACGTGCTCTGGACTTTGGGAAGCGCCGTTGATATCGTCTTGGTGTTTCTTATCCATATTTCCCCCGTTGATTCCACAATCATGCCGATCTTATAGCTTCCGGAAGCAATAACAGATGCGTGCTTTCCGGTAAAGGAAGAATTATATTCAATACCTCCCGAGCCATCTCCCTCAATAAGCCCAAGAGTCGTAGTAGTATAAGTTGAGGTGCCAGTGTCTAGCCAATGATCTCTAAACAGGATATGGCGCGCCGTGGAGGAGCCGGCGCTGCCACCGGTGTGGTATGCCCAGAGTCCCAAAATATACTTGGTGTTGCCTTGCGTATTATAATTATTATATATTTTTACGCTCGGATTAGACGCGCCTGGATTGCTTAGTATGAAAAGCTGCCTATCCTTACTATCAATATTATTAACAGCGCTGTAGGCTCCAATTACCATATAGTCGTCAGGGTCGCTACTTCTGCCAAACTGGATCTGGGGACCGACGTAAGAAGGGTCTGACCCCGTTAACCTTACCTCGTAATCAGTGGGATCATTATATCCAGCAACGACCTGACTGAACTGGGCCTCGCCGGTCTCGCAGTGGACCGACGCGCGGTTCGTATAATCCTGACTTTTAAAGGTGAGGTAACCATTTGTTACAACACGAAAGTTTTTGGAGACACCGGAGACATTTTTTAGTTCGAGGTGCTGACTCGCGCCGGCAGACCCAGTGGCCTGGAATTCCCACGCGCGGGATGTATTAAACTTAACAAGAGTCTGCCCGCTTACAGTCTTGTCTCCGGAACCAACCTCTATGGCACCGTCGACTAAGAGTCCCGGAAGCTCGCTTGTTCCAATAAATTGAATCAACGCCCCCTTGGACTGGTAGACTACATCCTTACTCACTCTTTACAATCTCCGTTGATAATGCAAAAATCCCCAACGAAGCAAGCGTTCCAATTCCAAAACCTAACGCAACCAGGAACGGGCCGTGTCCTGGTTTCTGATTTACAACCAACTCAGTTAGGCGATCATTCTCGGCTACTTTTAAAATCATCATCGATTCGTACTTGTCTTTCCAAGAGGTGATCTCAATGTCCTTATAATCCAACTGGAGCTGATATTTTTCCTCTTGAATATGGAGTTCGTACCCAATGCGCAGATCGCACTCTGCGTCTTCAAATTTCTTCTCGGTTATAATCTTGGCCGCGGCATCTAGAGATAACAGCACCCCATCAAAAGGTACGACATCTCCCGCCTCAACTGGCAAAACAACGTAATCTGGGAAGGTCTCAATTTCTTCCGCTAGAGCGACGGCTGGCGCTATCATAAAAATCGCCAAATAAATCGACAATACTTTTCTAAACATTATTCCATTCCAAAAGCTTTAGCTAGCTCTTCAGCTAACTTCTCTGGGTCATTATAGCCTTCATCTACAATTCTTTTAAGTTCCGCTTCCTTTTCTTTATCCAGAGTTTCGCCTCTTTTCTTGAACTCTTCTTCTAGTTCGGACCTTCTCTTAAGGTGCTCCTCAAGTCTCGCGTTCTTTTCAACAATCTCCGTATTGTGGATATGCGCTAGCGTTTCCATTTCTTGGTCGTGCTGGTCTCTCTTGGCCTCCATTAGATCCAGGAC